AAAGGTGATGTTTCTTATGTTGGTAAAGATTTTACTTTAGCGACAGCTGCAGATATCGTAGCTGACCCGTCCGCCCCTAATGCTTTCGTAGAGGGTGTAATGGAGTCTAAAGAATGGGTTTTGGTAAATGGAAAATTTGTGGAGAAAGACTTACGAGAAATGCAAGCGAATATCCGCCGTGCGTCTAGTAAAAATTTACAAGAGGCAAAGATTAGAGCATTCCAATCATTCCTCGCGAAAATTAAATAACTATAAATAATAGTATATCTTTAAAAAGATACACAAATTAGGAGAAAGAAATGTCAATCGAACAAAAAATTGCACAAATCTTAGCTGAATCAAGATCAGCTGATGATCAAGTGGAAGAAATTGTTGAAGAGAATGTAGTTACAAAGAATGCTGCGGCAGGCGACCAAGCAGTCATTCGTACAGCTACAAACTCAGTACCAAACGGTGGCGAAACACCAAATGAAGCTAACGCTAAGAACAATGCAGAAGATGAAAAAGAAGCTGAAGTTGCTTCTAAGAAACCTAACGTTGTTACAGCAAAAGCTGAAGCTGGTGATCAAGCAGTTATTCGCACAGCTAAGGATTCAATCCCAGCTACCGCGGCCGGTGCAGCAGTTAATTTTAAAGAAGATATGGATGCTTTATTCAACGGTGAAGAACTCACTGAAGAATTCAAAGAAAAAGCAACTACTATTTTCGAAGCAGCAGTAATGACTCGTATTAACGAAGCATTCGCTACTATTGAAGAAGAATTCGAAGCTCGCTTGCAAGAAGAAGCAGCAAAGAATCAAGAGGGTCTTGTTGAAAAAGTTGATGGATACCTCAACTATATAGTTGAGCAGTGGTTTACACAAAATGAAATTGCCCTTGAAAGTGGTATGAAGTCTGAAATTCTTGAAGGTTTTGTTTCAGGTCTTAAAGGCTTATTCGAAGAGCATTATATCGACATTCCTGAAGAGAAATTCGATGTACTTGGTGCTTTAGAAGAACAAAATGCAGAACTTCAAGCTAAGTTAGATGAACAAGTTGCAGCTAACGTTGAAATGGCGAAAGTCATCAACGAATCTACACGTGAATCTATCGTAGCTGATGCTTTAGATGGTTTAACAGAAACTGATAAAGAAAAATTCCTTGGATTATCTGAAGAATTAGTTTTTGAAGGTGTTGAATCATTTGAAAAGAAAGTTCAGACAATTCGTGAAAATTATTTCACAAACAAGGCATCAACAATCGTTGAGTCAGTTGTTACAGATACTCCAGTTGAAACATTAACAGAAGAAAAAGCTGTTGATCCTTCAATCAGAAAGTATATGTCAGCTCTCAATAACATTAAATAAGGAAAATAAAATGACAATTCGTCAAGACTTAATGAAAAAATGGGAGCCGATTCTAGAACACGCTTCTCTCCCAAAAATCAGCGATAACTATCGTAAAGAAGTTACTGCTGTTCTCTTGGAAAACCAAGAGCGCGAAATGCAAAAAGGTGCGGAAGCACTTTTTGAATCAAGCCCTAACAATGCTGGCGGTGCTGGTATTGGTCTAGGTGGTGCGGGTGCTTCTACAGGTACAGTATCAGGTTTCGACCCAGTACTTATCGCTTTAGTACGTCGTGCTATGCCACAAATGATCGCTTACGATATCGCAGGCGTTCAACCAATGACACAACCTACTGGTCTTATCTTCGCAATGAAGTCACGTTACACTACACAAGGTGGTGACGAAGCTTTATTTAACGAAGCAGACACAGGCTTTGCAGGTGATCTAGCATCACAAAATGCTGGTGGTAATCCATTCACAGACTCAGTTAACGGTGCTACAGGCTTTGGTCCTTCAGCTGCTGTTGCTAAGAACACTGGTTTAGGTATCACAACAGCTGCTGCTGAAGCTTTAGGTCAAGGTGGTACTGGTGACGGTGCATTCCAACAAATGGCTTTCTCAATTGAAAAAACTAGCGTAACTGCTAAAACTCGTGCTCTTAAAGCTGAGTACTCAATTGAATTAGCACAAGATTTGAAATCAGTTCATGGTTTAGATGCAGAAGGCGAATTAAGCAACATCCTTTCTACAGAAATCCTTGCTGAAATCAACCGTGAAGTTATCCGTACAGTTTACCATTCTGCTAAGATTGGTGCTCAATACGGTACAGCAACTGCAGGTACTTTCGACTTAGACGTTGACTCTAACGGTCGTTGGTCTGTTGAAAAATTCAAAGGCCTCTTGTTCCAAATCGAACGTGAAGCTAATGCGATTGCTCAACAAACTCGTAGAGGTCGTGGTAATTTCATCATCTGTTCATCAGACACTGCATCAGCATTGGCTATGGCAGGTGTATTAGATTACGCTCCAGCTCTTTCAACATCATTAAATGTTGACGAAGCATCTACAACTTTTGCAGGTGTTTTAAATGGTAAGTACAAAGTTTATGTTGATCCATATTCTGGTGGTAACAACCCATCAGCAGGTGGTTCACAATTCTTCGTAGTTGGTTACAAAGGTACATCAGCATTTGATGCTGGTTTATTCTATTGCCCATACGTTCCTCTCCAATTGGTTAGAGCTGTTGATCCTAACACATTCCAACCAAAAATTGGCTTCAAGACACGTTATGGTATCGTAGCTAACCCATTTGTTAACTTAGACGACAGCAACTCAGATAACAACGTTATCGTAGCTAACAAAAACTACTACTACCGTAAGGTTGCAGTAACCAATTTGATGTAATATCAAATTGATACAATAAGATCCGTAAGGACGATGTATAAGAAAAGGACTCGCAAGAGTCCTTTTTCTTTTGTATAAATAAGATATAACATTAAGGAAATTATCATGACAGCATCAGCAAATTGCCCTGTACCTAATAACATTAATCCTTTATCCCCTACCGGGTTTAGGTTGTCTATATCAAAGTTGCCTGACTTGACATACTTTTGTCAGGAAGCAAATTTACCTGAGGTAGAGTTACCATCCATGGAGATGGCTACTACGTTCTCAACTATAGGTGTACCTGGTGACATGCTTCATTTTGGAGACCTAACAATACAGTTCATAGTAGATGAAAACCTTGCAAACTATAAAGGGGTATTTAATTGGTTGATAGGTTTAGGATTCCCTGAGAACTACTTACAGTATCAAAATTTAGTATCTACTGATCCAATAGTACAAGATAAGAAGTTTGGCGGTATGATAGGCAACTATTCAGATGGGGTGCTTGAGATATTAGGTAGTAATAATATAGCTACGCAAACTATATTGTTTAGAGATTTACACCCAGTATCAGTGTCATCATTACCATTTACAGCCAATGCTACTGATATAAATTACCTTATTGGGACAGCTATATTTAGGTATACATACTATGACTTTGTAGACCCTAATTCTACATCAAGCGCGGTGGGAGCAGCAAACTAAAGCATGTACTTTAATTAATTATTGTGTTATAATATAATTTTAAATGGTGTGGGTATATTATGAATATTGAAGAGATACAAACGATGTGGGAACAAGACAGCGTCATTGATGATAACCACTTAGGTGAAGCATCGACTGAGACGGCCAAGGTCCATTCCAAGTATATCAAACTTATGGTAGGTGTCAAGCTCAAGCTTACAAAAGCTAGAGGTGACTATAATATCCTACGTAAGAATAAGTTTAGATACTATCGCGGTGAACTATCAAGAGAAGAGTTGGCTGAGTTAGGCTGGCAACAGTATCAACTAATCAAACCACTTAAGAATGAGATGGATGAATTCCTTCAAGGTGATCAAGATTTAATAACACTAAATACTCGTATAGAATACCTTGAGACTATGGGTTATCTACTCGAAGGTATCTTAGGTCAAATCAAAGCAAGAGATTGGCAACTTAAAAACGGTATCGAATGGAAGAAGTTTTTAGCGGGGATGTAAAAATGGTGTGGATATATAATATAGCAATACTAATTGGTACAGCATATCTAGTTCAAGTATTTGGATGGAGCCCTTGGTGGTTCTTATTCACTATGTGTTGTATCATGTCAGAAACAAAACAACCAAAGTGTAACTGTAAAAAAGAAGAGCCTAAATCTAGAATAATTATTGATTAATGAAATTAACTATTGAAAAGATTAATGAAGTAAACATCCGTGTATACGGTGATGCAGGGTGTGAGCAAGAACTAGAATCATTCTTTACTTACGAAGTTCCTGGTGCAAGGTTTACGCCTAAGTTTAAAGCTAGGTTGTGGGACGGTAAGGTTCGACTGTATTCATTAATCAAGAAGACGCTATATGCTGGTCTATATCAATACGTCTTAGAGTTTGCGCAACGTAATAACTATGAGTTAACGTTCAACCCGACAGATGACTATCCAAAACCTCTCGATCTACACAACTACTCAACAGAACAAGTAACTAAGTTCATATATGACCTCGACTTATATGGTCGTGGAGAACCAATCGAAGCTCGCGACTATCAGATCGCAGCAGTACAGACAGCATTAAACCTTAACCGCACTGTCTTATTATCTCCTACGGCTTCTGGTAAATCTTTCATGATCTATTGTTTGATGAGATGGCACCTTGAAGAAGATCGTAAGACAATCATCGTAGTACCTACAACGTCTTTAGTAGAACAGATGTACTCAGACTTTGAAGACTACTCATCACATAATCAATGGTCAGTCAAAGATAACTGTCAGAAACTATATTCAGGATTCACCCGCGACTTTACTAAGAACGTACTCATTACTACATGGCAATCCATCTACACACAACCTAAACAATGGTTTGCAAACTTTGATGTGATAGTCGGCGATGAAGCACATCAATTTAAAGCCACCTCATTGATTACAATCATGGAACGTATGCAACACGTTAAGTATCGTATCGGTACCACAGGTACGATAGATAATAAGAAGATCAATCAACTTACGTTAGAGGGTTTATTTGGCCCAGTCCATAGGGTAACGACTACAAAAGAACTGATGGATGATGGTAAGGTCGTTAAGATCGACATCAATTGCCTATTACTTAAGTATAAAGACGAGATACGTAAAGCTTGTAAAGAACACACCTATCAAGAAGAGATGGAATTCCTTGTATTAAACGAAGCACGAAACAAATTTATCCGTAATCTTGCCTTATCTTGTAAAGGTAATACGCTAGTCTTATTCCAATTCGTAGAGAAACACGGCATACCACTATATGAGGATATCAAAGCTAGAGCTCCTGACAAGAACGTCTATGTGGTACACGGAGGGATAGAAACTTTAGATCGTGAAGACATCCGTAAGAACACCGAGCTTGGTGATAATACTATCATCGTTGCCTCATATGCTACGTTCTCAACGGGTATAAATATACCAAGCATAGAGAATATCATCTTTGCTAGTCCTACCAAGTCTAAGATCAGAAACCTTCAATCTATAGGTCGTGGTCTAAGGTTAAAAGATGGTAAGACTCATTTAAAACTATATGATATTGCTGATGACTTACAGCATAAATCGAGAAAGAACCATACACTGAACCACTTTGTTGAGAGAATCAAGATATACTCAGAAGAAAAGTTTGACTATAAAGTCCACGAGGTACAACTATGACAGTAGATCTAGATAGATATGTAGTGATTAAGTTAATCTCTGGCGAAGAGATACTTGGAACTCTTGTGAAAGAAGATGACTATGATATCAAGATCCAGTTCCCTATGGTAGTAAAGCATGTTAGCCGTATCATGAGTGGATATCCTGTAGAGTCTATAGTATTAGGGACTTATAGTCACTTTTGTGCTGATGATGAATTCGTGTTTCATAAACAACATATCGTGGTATTAAAAGACATGGATCCTCGATACGTAGACGAGTATCATAGATCTGTGGACGATTTCATTGGAGCTAACACCCCACCCCCTGAAGCTTATGACCCGAATGAACTACAACAATTAGCTGATAAGCTTAAGAACATGTTTAGAGATAACATAGATGAAGATTATCCCGAAACACTCTCTTTAAACATTGATGGTAATAAAACATTACATTAACCATTTGAAAAACCCCATACAGTCATATTAACACGGAGTACAATTAAAGTACAATTATTTTATGCATCAACTAACAGTAAACGAAACAGCGGCAGATAAGATTAAATCACTATTAAAAGATGAAGATACTCCTAACCTTATGTTACGCATATTCGTATCAGGAGGAGGATGTTCTGGATTTCAATATGGATTCACATTTGACGATAATCAAAATGAAGACGACTTTGTCATAGAACAACATGAAGTTAAGTTACTAATAGATGCTATGAGTATGCAGTATTTAGCTGGATCTCAAATAGCATATGAAACATCTCTAGCAGCATCTCAATTCACAATAAAAAATCCAAACGCAACATCTAAATGTGGGTGCGGTTCATCATTCTCTGCATAAAATAATTTTACTTTATACCTACTATGTAGTACAATGGTCTTAATTATTAATAAAGGTGAATTACATGGCTGAGAAAAAACCAGTCCACTACGTAAACAACGCAGACTTCTTAGAAGCGGTTAAGAAGTATAAGAAGCAGGTTGCTGAAGCAGAGGCATGTGGAGATCCAAAACCCCAGATCTCAAATTATCTTGGTGAGTGTATCCTAAAGATTGCTACTAAACTAGCAAATCGCCCAAACTTTATTAACTATTCATATAAAGATGACATGATCCTTGACGGCATCGAGAACTGCATCATGTACTTTG